CAATTGAATAATATGAGCAAAGAAAACGACGATAAAATCCAAGAAGCTACGGAAAAACTAAAACAAGATAACGCCGATAAGGAAGTTATTGCCCGAATTGAAGCTGTCGAGAAAATGCTCAAGAGAGTAGTCGACATATTCGAAGAAGACAGAGCGCTCGCTTTAGATAACTACGAAAAAATCAAACAGCAACATGAAGATACTCTGGAAAACGGAGACTTCGAGATGTCCGAAGAAGGCATTCTAGAAGGCGCCAGAAATGGTGCGCTTAGTCTTGTATTCAAATCAGGTGATCGTCTAGACCGAGTCATGAAAACTACTGCAGAAATCATGATCGCTCAGCTCAATAATATGTCACGCGAACGAATCGCAAAAGAGATGAAATTCGATCCTAATAAAAACAAACCAAAAACATTCCTCCCTATAGAGCAAATCAAAAAGCAAAGAATGCTTGCACAATTGCATGAAAATGGCCAATCTGACGGCGATGGACAGGGCGGAGATGAAGATTAGAAAACCGTCTTAGCCTCACCGAGAATATAATTATGCATGGCAGAAGTTATATATGCTACGGTTGTGCATGATAATAAATGGGACTCGCAAGACGAACATTACTTCTACAAGAAATACGTCTTCTCGAAACTAAGAGAAACAGATACACAAGTACTTGAAAAACTGCTACATGGTAAACTGCCGTTAGCAGCGTTTTCATTCAGACAAATTCAAAAAGAAAAAAGAAAGAAATTCTCGGTCATAATTGATGGCTTGGCAATCGATCAAGAAACGATCAACGCAAAGTTTAACAAAAAAGATTCGGAGGTTGTAAAAGAGGATAAACGTTTATTCTTTTTCTTCTAATTATGTCAAACGTCAGATTCACAAACAAGGCTTACTTAAAAAGATTTTCTCGTCGCAGCGCTAGACTTCATGAAGCGCTTGAATTCTATCTCAAAAGACTTCGTTGTTACTCACTATCTAAAGATATTGATATTAAACTGAGTTGCGCTGATTTGGGTGAGAATGGATGGATCGCGTCTTGTCAACATACAAAACTTGACTTGAACAAGAAGAAAACAAAAGCAAAAATTTACGAAATCAAAATCCAGATAAATACAAATTCTGAAGCTGTTCCGAATGCAAGAGAAATGTATTCAGCTCTAGCACACGAGTGCGTTCACTTCAAACAATATGTTAAGAAGGAATTGCTATATATTTATGGCAAGAAGAATGGAATCACGAGAACGAAATACATAATCTGGAAAGGTGAGAAGAAAACTGAAAAACAGTGGAAGACGTTTGTAAATGGATTCTATGCTCATTATCCATGGGAACGAGAAGCTTTCGCAAAAGAGAGAGTTCTCTTAGAAGCCTTCTTGGCTTCTACTCGAGAAACTGCTCAAAGTTAACTGACGCACCAAATGCTTTCGCGAAGTCGAGAATCTCTTCGGTCTCGGGATTCGCGGCAGCCATATTTCCATAGTAGTGTTTTTCTCTCTTTTCTTTCTCGTCGATTTCTTTCTTTTCAATCGCATCACCAAATAACAAACTACCAGTCATTTGTCTATCAGTCAAGAAGAATCGTTCTCTGATAAAGAGGAATTGGCCGAGTGCCATAACTAAGTCATCTGAGTTAGATATGCCTTGGACTTTACCAGTTTTGCTGAATCCGAGAGTTTTAAGCTCAGAGATCGTTCGTTCACCGCGGATGATGACATCCTTTTCGTCCTTAACCAATGCATTCTGGATAGCCGCTAGCATCGCTGGACGTGTACTGCTGTCAGTATAGTGTCCAGGGACTATGCGTTTTCGGCTCTCTCTTTCGAAATAGAAGTTTTCATATGGTTCTACAACCCACTTATTCGTATCCTCATCACGATCGCCATAAGCAAACCATTGGCAAATACCTTCACCCATAGAGTTTCTTTCAACCGATACACGAGCCATGTTGTAGTATTCTGCAACTCGGCGTATCATTTTTTTGAAATCTTCTACGGATGCTTTTCCTTTATATTCGGCTACCTGTTCTAAATTTTCAAGATCAAATACAACCATCGTCGAATAGTCACCTGATCGTCCAGTAGAAACGTCACAAGCAATTCCATATTCTTTACCTGGAAAAGGATCTGAAAAAATCCATAATCCTTGTATGTAGTTATGTTTTGCATCGTATGGTTCACGGAGTTTATGGAAGTTTGCAAAGTCGTGGAAGTAACCACTTTCATCTACATCTTCTGGAAAAAGAAAATGCATGCGAATTGGCTTCATAGGAATTAAGCTTAATAAAACTTGTGTAGGAATAAATGGTTCTTCGAGACTTGAATCTTCGATACCGACAACTTCTCGGTTGTAAGCTTGAAGTCCAAGCTCCACTTTCATTTGTTCGTGCCATTCTGGGTCACTATAGAATTCGTTGTCATGAGTTGTAGGATTGACAACTTTATAGATCGATTTGTCGTTGTCTCGTGCTTCTCTTAAGATACGAACGTAATCATTATTCTCGGCAACTTCTGGCCAAGTAGAAATCATAAATAACTGCGATGGAATTCTTTCATCAGTAAAATCGCCCTTAAAACCAGGACCAAGGGCCGGACCAGCTGCGCTCATGATTTTTTTCTGGTTCTTTCCGTATTCAGCAAACTCATCAAGAATAAGTAATGAGATCGATGATGAACGACCGGCATTCGGAGAGTTCGGAAGTGACTTGATTTCAGACTTATTTTTCAATCTGATTTTCGTAGCCATATCCACAGTTTTCCATGGGCGTAACCACTTCGGTAAATTCGATAAGCAGACTTCAAGCTTCTCAAGAAATTCTTGAGATTCGCGCTGACCTAATGAGATAACCGTGATCTTCTGGTTCTCAAAAAATATTGCACGCCATAATGCGTAACCTTGTGTGATCGTAGAGAATCCAACCTGACGGTTTTTCTTTGATATGATACGTTTGTTTCTTAAAGCTTCTACGGCGGCCTCTTTCTGCCAATCGTAGCAAGATTCTCTCATCTTGATGATATTCTTCGTAGGATGCGGGAACGAGCAGTAGTAATAGTAGAAATATAGGAATCCAGTTCCATTATTTACGTCAGAACACTTGATGATTTCTTCGGATGCTTCGTTGTACGTCAATTCTGCGTAGTCAAAGCTCGGAGGAGCGTTGTCCTCGAGAAATTTGTTTATTTGCGCAATCGTTGTTAACATGCTTCTATTCTTATATTCTATAAAATATAAACTAAGGTATCTCAACGATATAATCACATAGGGAAGAAATGGCAGAAAAATCAAACAAAGAAGTTCTCAATCTATGGAAGTCTATCGATGACTTTCAAAAGAAGGTAGAATTAGACCCAGAAATAATCGGGGAACCGGACTATGCGAAGTTTAAAGACGACAACGTTATTCCCGCAATGCTTAAGCCTGATGAAGGCAAAGGCATGGACATTTGGGGAAATGCATCGGCACAACAGATTGCCGATATGTTTGAAGACCAAACAGAAAAGACAGAAGAACGAATCAAACGATATGATATGCTCGAAAGAGCTAACCGCCATCCTGAAATTAATGGCGGTCTGAATATATACGCCGATGAAGCGACAGCAGAAGACGAAGATGGTAATGTCATCAAGGTATTCTCAGAAGATGAGAAGATCAAGACACTTCTAGAGACAATGATTGAACGTGTTGGCATGCATGAAAATGCGTGGCAAATTATTAAGAACACATGCGGATCTGGCGATGACTTCTATGAAGTTGTTGTCAATCAATCTGGAAAGAATATCCTTAAGATCAATCCTCTCAATAAGAGAAAGATCAAGCGAATTGAAAAACGTGGTCGCCTACAAGGCTTCTTACCATACAATGCTACATCAGACCAAAATGCGTTTTACTACTGGAGAACTTCTAAAGAGGAAGAAGAAATCAAAATGGTTTATCCATGGAGAATTCTTCACTTCAAACTTGGATCTTCTTCATATTCACGATATGGAGTTTACGGCGAATCGATCGTAGATTCTGTTCTCGATACAATTGCAAAATTACAGTTGATGGAAAAGGCGATGGTCATCGCCCGCGTTACACGTGCTCCAGAAAGACGAGTATACAATATTGATGTTGGTCAATTGACTGGCGACAAAGCTATTCGATATGCACGAGAAGCAGTATCGATGATGAAGCAAAAGAAAACTCTTGATGCTACAAATAAATCACGACTCGATACTCAAGCCGACGTGTTCGGACAAACAGAAGACATCGTCATTCCACGAAGATCAGACATGCAAGGTAATTCAATTGAAGTACTTCCTGCAGCAAACGGACTCGGGGATATTACGGATATCGAATTCTTACAGAACCGAATCGTTCCTGCGATGGGGATTCCTCGTTCATATTTGATCGATGACTCATTCGCAAATGCAAACATAAACCTATCAAGTAAAAGTATTCACTTCGCAAAGAGAATCAAAAGAATCCAGAGATTCTTCCTTTACAACGTATACAAATTAGCCGTCATCGAACTCAGACTAAACGGTTACAAAGAAAAAGACATCATAAACAAGTTCACGCTTGTCATGAACAACCCATCAGATATCGACGAGAAACAAAAATTAGATCTAGAAAATACACGATGGACTCTCATTACAACAATCAAAGGTGTCGGTGGTCCACAAGAAAGCGTACCATTCTTTCCTGATTATCTCATCTATAAAGAGATACTACGAAAAACGGATGAAGAGATTGTTGAGATTCTTAAACTCAATTTCTTACAAGCAAGCGGAAGTAATCCATTCAATATCAAACCTGAAGAAGAACGTCCAGAAGGCGCAGAAGATTTAGAACAAGGTAATCCGGCCGCCGCGGCCGCTGGAGAACCAGGTGCCGGAGAAGGTGTTCCGCCAGAAGCAGCGAATGCTTTAGGTGGTGGAGAAACTCCGCCAGCTGAAGGTGGAGCAGCACCAGCAACGCCAGACGATTTAGGTGAACCAATTGAAGAACCAGAACAAGCAGACGCCGTTATCGACGTCAAAGATAAGATTTCATATACAGAAGAAATAAGAAAGAAAGCTCTCAGTGTAAAAGAACAGATCGCTAGACGACGATACGAAGAGACAATGAAAATTGCTGCTAACTTATCTCGCATAGATAAAAGAAAAGAAGAAGCTAACATGAAGAAGCAGAAAATGCATCATACTAATTCGTTGCTATTCTTAGAAGCGAATGGAGAATTTTCAGGACTCAAGACTTTTGCAAAAGCGGATTTTGAATCGTATCTTGAATCGTACGCATTTCGTAACAAAAAGAAAAAGAAGAAAAAGATAATCGCCGATTAATCTTCTTTGTGTTTGAAAGTTTTTATTTTGCCAGAGTAAGTAGCGACGCGAGGTTTATGACTGAAGTCACCAAAATCAAGAGCTACGTCTTTAGGATGTTTAGATAAAATTTTATCTAATTGAGTAGCAAATTCTTCCTGAGACATCTTTTGTAGAATTTCACCACTACTTGAAACAATATTGATTGTAGCACCGGAATGAATTACCGTTCCATCCAAGTCAAACATATGTATTGCCTTTCTGTCAAGATCTAGGGATCTATCTAGTTTTTGCTGAATATCATCTAGTTTATTGTAATCGAAGTTCTTGATCTGAATCGCTTTTATTCCCTCAAGAGTTATTGACTTCAGCTCTTCAGAAGTAAGTCCTATTTTTCTCAGGATTGTTTTTGCTCTTGACAAAGCAGTGAGATTCTTTTTCTCGTCATCATAAAATTTGACTTTAGTAAATGTAGTCTTTTTTCTTTCGATCCCGTTTTTAGAGAATAGGATTCCATTCCTGAATTCGACTAGAATAATTAATTTCCTTTCATCAGACGATAACTTTATGTCCTTTCCTCTGCTCTTCGCAAATTCGAGGATTCGGCTGAATTTTGTGTCATCGTTAACGAAGTATTTATATGAGATCTTCGAACCAGTAAGTCGTTCGATATTACGGATTAATGCATCATGTGCATCATAAGAAGATCTCGCTGTCAGAACGC